CGTGATGTGCGAGACTTCGCGGCCACCACGCGCCGGTCTGCTGTGCTGCCTGTGGGCCAAGATGTGGACACGGGCGAGACATCCTTAACGGTGCCTGGGGCGTTGGATCTGCTGCCCATGGCTGGGGTGCAGGGTGGCCCGGCGCAGACGCTGGGTGCGGGTCGTGGTCGCCGGCCGCCGAGGATCAACTACGAAGTGCCAGAGGTTGATTTTGAGCCAAACCCCCGCGCTGTCATTGGGGCTAACAAGCCGCCAACTGGTAGAGGAGTTTTGATGGCTGCTGGCGCGGCGCGTTCCGGCAAACCAGCTACTGGCGGATTGCGTGAAGCCATTCCGGTTCCTGACGTTCCTGGCGCAGCGCCTGACAGAAGCCCTGGCACGGTAATCCGACACGCGCCGGCAAGAGGTGAAAGCGCACGCTTTGCCGAGTTCCAAGGGCGGCTTGATAACGAGCCAGACCTTTTGAATGACATCATGGCTACGGCTCGCGAAGGCGAAGATATTGGCCGCGCTTGGTACAACACCGAGGCCACGCGGCAGCGGTTTATTGACGAGCTTGGTGAAAAAGCAGGCCATGATGCGTGGCTTGAATTTATGTATCGCATAGGTGGCGCCAGCCCTGGCAATGCTGTGTATCCCAATATTCGGCAGGCATCTTACTATTTTGCTGAGCCTGCTGAGTCGCGCGTTGCGCGCCAAGCAGAGTTTGAGGCAACAGGAAAATACCCGCGGCCGCCAGAACCTTACGGCAGTTTGACGCAACAGTATCAAGGGGTTTTGAGTAACCTTATTGATCGCGGTGAGTTCCTTCAAAATATTGAACCAACGCGAGCGCCAAAGCCTCGTGGGTTTGCCAACAGCCTGCTTGGCAACCCTGAGAACATCGCGGCCGACAAGCACTTCATGCGCTTCATTGGCATGGCGTCTAATGACCCTCGCTTCCTGCATGGCAGCGCTGTAATCAGCCAAGAGCTTGCATCTGAAATTGCTGAACGCTTCCCAGAGATCGCGCGTGATAACATCAAGACCCGCAAGGTAAAGGATGCAACCGGCAAGGAAGTAATGCAGACGAGCTTTAATGCGGCTCGTGCTGTGCGGGAGGCTGGCGGTGCAGAAGGTGAGTTGTTCCAGTTCATTCGCAACCGCCCCACAGTTTGGGACGAGGTGCCGCGCGACAATGAGTATGGCGCCTATGAGCGGCTTGCGCTGGATATCGCTAATCGCATGGGCATGACGCCGGCGCAGTTGCAGGCAAGCTTGTGGATGGGCGCAGCAAAGCGCACTGGCGTGCGTGAAAGCAGCCTTGATACGTTTGACAACATCTTCAACCGGGTTGTTGAGGATCGTGCTGCTGAGCGTGGTTTGACGCCTGAAGAAGTGTTCCGCCGTTTTGCTAACAGGCAACAGCCGCTTGTTGTCCCTGGGCTTTTGGGTGCTGGCGCTGCTGCTGGCCTTGAGGGTGAATGATATGGCCGCCAAGTCCCTCCGTGATCTGAACCAGAAGTATCGAGGCAAGCCCAAGAAGTATGCCGAGGGCGGCCGCGCCCGCCGCCCGGCTGCTGCGCCTGTGCCTCGGCCTTCTGACGAGGATTACCTCAGCATTCTGGCTAATCGTGCTGTTGGTGCTGGCGAGCCTGTTACTGAGTTGCGTTCTGCGGAAGGCCGCGGGTTTGCGCCGATGCCGCGCTCATTTGGCGAGGCTGGCCAGCGCATGAGCGCTGTAGTGCGCGGCGATGTTGAGCCAACGCCGGAGGAAGAGCGGCAGATCAATGTGGTGCGTGGCTTTGCTGAGGGGCCTGCCAGCATCCGCGCCTACCATGGCAGCCCATATCGTTTTGATCGTTTTGACATCAGCAAGATTGGCACGGGTGAGGGTAATCAAACTTATGGGCGCGGGCTTTACTTTGCTGAATTAGAACGTATTGCACAAGCATATAGAGATAGTTTAGCGCACAAAGGCATGATTGATTTAGAGTATGAAGCAAACCGTATTGGCTTGCCAATAAGTAGGCAAAGTCAAATAGAAATTAGGCGCATGGGAAAAGCTTTAGAGCATGACCCAGAAACAGCAGCTTACTTTGCTCAAGCTGGAAATGCTGAACTCCGCGCTTTTGATAGAGCAAAAATAGCTGAATTAATAAAATCTTATCGAGATTCATCTCGTGGCCACATGTACGAAGTTAACCTTCGCACTGAGCCTGAAAATTTGCTCAGCTTGGATGCGCCAATTGCAGCGCAAGCCAGGAATATTAGAGATGAATTAAAAGCAGCGGGCATCTTGAAAGCATACAGAGAAAATCTTTCTGATTTTACCTCTCCCATGCAGACGAGAAATAGAACTCCTCGCGGGGAAAACATTATGTCTTTCCTTGAGTATTCTAAGGGAAGCCCCGAGGCCGCAGCCAGCGCCCTTTCTGATATTGGCATTCCTGGCTTGCGTTATCTGGATGAAGGCTCACGCGCTGCAGGGCGCGGCACGCATAACTACGTCATGTTTGGCGATGATCTGATTGACATCACGCGCCGCTACGCCAAGGGCGGCCTTGCTGAGTTGGATCAGAAGTATGCCGATGGCGGCATGGTGCGTGAGCCTGCAACTGCGTATGACCCGGATGAGATTGACCGGATTGTGCAGGAGTTTGCCGAGGGCGGCGAGGTAGAGGCGCCGGCAAAAACTTACATTGGCGGCCAGGAGCATAAGCTTGCTTACATTACGGATCGGGAGGCTGCGCTGCTGAAGGCGCGCGGTGGTTCCGGCCGCATGACCAAGCACGGCATCCGGGCGTATGATGAGGGGCCTGGAGAAGGGCCGGGCAGCGACAACGCAAACTCTATGTCTGAAGCTGCCACTCAGGATGCTGTTGGCGGCAACCAAGGCCAAGGCGCTGGCCCTACGGGTGCTGGCGCTGGCGGTGGCCCTCCAGGGGCCCCTGACTCTAACCCAAATCAAAGCATGTCAAGCGAAGACCCAGAAGGCACGCAGGCCGCCGCCAATATGCAAACAGCGGTTGATGCTAGAGAGGCCGGCCGGGGCTATGGCATTGCCGATACGGGCGGCGTGGCGCCGACTGGCTTCAATGCTGCGCCGGGTATTGCTGAAGCAATTGGCGCCTTGGGGCGCGGCGAAATCGGTTTTGGGCAAGCCTTGGGGTATGGCGTCCAGAGCGCGATATCACCGCCGGGCGTGCAGATGGGCGTCAATGTTGATGAGATTGGCAACCAGACGCCAGCAGTCAGCGTTAGTGTGCCGGGCGTTATTGGCGGCCTGATGGGCCTTGCTACTGGCATCCCTGGTGCTAGCGCGATTGGCAGCATGATTGGCAACGAAATCGGCAAAGAGTTGGGCCTGGATCCCACGGTAATGAGTTATGAGCCTGGGGTCTTCAATGCGCCGGAGCCCACGCCGGCATATGGTGCGGCAGGCTACGGCATGGATTATGGGCGCGGCTATGCCCATGGCGGGCTGGCCAAGTTGCATGCCAAATACGCTGGCGGAGGTTCAGTTTCCGCCTATGATCCGCGGGCGGTAGACCAGCTCGCAAAACAAATTGAGGCACAATATGTCTGAAACTCTCAATGATGACGACGATGATCGCGGCGAAACTGTAGAGTTTCTGGACGACAAAAACAGCGAAGTGAGGGACACTGAAGATGGCGGAGCAATCATTCGGCTTGAGAATGAAGAAGAAAATCAAAGCAACCTGGAACACTTTGCGAACATTGTGGAAGAGGTTGATCCGGCGCTTCTCAAAGAAGCGGTAAACGATCTTCTTGAAAAAATAGACCGCGACAAGGAGGCCCGCGAAAAGCGCGACAAGCTTTACGAGGAAGGCCTCCGTCGCACTGGCTTGGGCGATGACGCTCCTGGCGGCGCGCAGTTTACGGGTGCAAATAAGGTCGTTCACCCGATGTTGGTGGAAGCGTGCGTGGATTTCTCCGCGCGCTTCATGAAGGAAATTTTCCCGCCTAACGGCCCTGTTAAGAGTAAAATTTACGGCCAAAAAGACAAAGAGAAGGTGGATAAGGCCGAGCGCAAGGCCACCTTCATGAATTGAGTTCCGCTCCGAGTTGGAGCAGCTCAGCACGCAGTTGCCGCTGGGCGGCGGCCAATACATGAAGTTCATGTGGAACAATCAGCACCGGCGCCCCCAGGCCGAGTTTGTGCCAATTGACGACGTTTACCTGCCGTTTGCTGCCACCAACTTCTATTCGGCCGAGCGCAAGACGCACGTTCAGTACATCACCAAGATGGAATATGAGCGGCGCGTTCGTGCCGGAATGTATATTGATGTGGATCTTGGCTACCCGGATGATCCGGAGTTCTCCAAGGCCAGCATTGCCAATGACAAGATCGAGGGCCGCAAGTCCACCAGCTACAACGAGGACGGGCTGCGGACGATCTTTGAAATCTACACGTTTCTTGATTTTGATGAGGGTGTCAGCCCCTACATCCTGAGTGTGGACAAATCCACCGGCAAGGCGCTGGCGCTGTATCGCAACTGGGAGCAGGACGACCCCAACCACAAGGAGTTGGATTGGATCGTTGAGTTCCCGTTTGTGCCCTGGCGCGGTGCTTATCCAATTGGCCTGACGCACATGATTGGCGGCCTTTCTGGGGCCGCTACGGGCGCGCTGAGGGCTTTGCTGGACAGTGCCCACATCCAAAACATCCCCACCCTGCTGAAGCTCAAGGGCGGCCCTGGCGGCCAGACCATCAACCTCCAGCCGACTGAAGTGGTTGAGATGGAGGGCGGCGCACTGATTGATGACGTGCGTAAGCTCGCCATGCCCATGCCGTTCAATCCGCCGAGCCCCACGCTGTTCCAGTTGCTGGGCTTCCTGGTGGACGCCGGCAAGGGTGTTGTGCAGACCAGCTTTGAGAAGCTGAGCGACCAGAACCCCAATCAGCCTGTTGGCACGACAATGGCGCTGATTGAGCAGGGGATGGTGGTGTTCTCCAGCATCCACTCGCGCCTGCACAACTCAATGGCGCGGTGCTTCAAGATCCTGCACCGCATCAACAGCGCCTATCTGACTGAGGAGGATATTGAGGCGCAGGATGCTGGCATTGAAATTGAGCCGGCAGACTTTGATGGGCCGCTTGATGTTGTGCCCGTTAGCGACCCGGCGATCTTCTCTGAAACGCAGCGCTTCGCCCAGGTGCAGGCGATCATGCAGCGTGCTGGCGCCCTGCCGCAGATGTACGACATGCGGAAGGTGGAGGAGATGTTCCTCCGCACCCTCAAGGTGCCAGCAGATGAAGTGCTGCAACCGCTGCCGGCAACCGAGAACATGGATCCGGTCAGCGAGAATGTCGCGGCCACCATGGGGCGGCCGATTTATGTCATGCCGCAGCAGGATCACATGGCGCATATCATGACGCACATGGCGTTCCTGAAATCCCCGCTGTTTGGCAGCAACCCGGTGATCGTGAAGACGTTTCTCTACCCCATGGCCACCCACCTGCGCGACCATCTGCTGAACTACTATCTGGTGGA